TGGTAGCAATCCAGAACACGCACAGCGATTATACGAATACAGCAGTAGGCATTGGTTGTCTTATTCTACTCCCATTCTTTCTTTTGGTCGCAGTAGTCGTGGGCTCCCTATTTCGTGTTTTCTTCCATATCTACACGATAGTGCAGAGGGTCTTGTTAACTGTCTTGCAGAAGTAAATTGGCTCAGTATGTTGGGCGGAGGAGTTGGAATTGGAATTGGAATACGTAGTTCAGATGACAAGAGCGTTGGGGTTATGCCTCATCTTAGGACTTATGACGCTAGTAGTTTGGCATACAGACAAGGGCGGACAAGGCGGGGGTCTTATGCTACTTATCTTGATATATCTCATCCCGATATTCTTTTATTTTTAGAAATGAGAAAGCCTACGGGCGATCCAAATCTGCGAACACTTAATTTACATCACGGCATCAACATTCCAGATTCATTCATGCAAATTATTGAACGATGTATGCTAGATAAAGACGCAGATGATTCTTGGGAATTAAAAGATCCACATAGCAATGAAGTGCGTGAAGTAGTTTCAGCAAAAGATTTGTGGCAACGTATACTTGACATTCGTATGCAGACTGGTGAACCATATCTACACTTCATTGACGCAAGCAATCGTGCTATGCCACAGTTTCAAAAAGACTTAGGGCTAAGTATCAAGCAGAGCAATCTTTGTTCTGAAATTATTTTACCTACAGATAAAGATAGAACAGCAGTATGTTGTTTGTCTTCAGTTAACTTGGAGTATTATGATGAATGGAAAAATAATCCTTTATTTCTTGCTGATATTGCTGAAATGCTTGACAATGTTCTTCAGTATTTTATTGATAATGCTCCTGCCGCCGTTGAACGTGCAAGGTTCTCTGCCATACGTGAGCGCAGTATTGGTATCGGTGCTTTGGGCTTTCATGCTTATCTACAACGAAATAACGTGCCGTTTGAATCCGCACTCGCAGTCGGAAGAAACAAACAAATCTTCAAACACATCAGGGATGAATTAAATGTGGCGAATCTTAAATTGGGTAAAGAGCGAGGTGAGGCTCTTGATGCTGTTGGCACTGGTCAACGTTTTAGCCATCTTATGGCTGTTGCTCCAAATGCTTCTTCGTCTATCATCATGGGAAATACTAGCCCTAGTATCGAACCTTATCGTGCTAATGCTTATCGTCAGGACACTCTATCGGGCTCATCTCTAGCCAAAAACAAATGGCTTGACAGAATCATCAAAAGTGTAGTAAAATCAGATGATGAATATCAGACAGTTTGGTCTAGCATTATCGCAAATGATGGTAGTGTACAGCACTTAGATATTCTTGATGATTGGACTAAAGATGTATTCAAGACTTCTATGGAGATTGACCAGCGTTGGCTAGTGAATCATGCCGCAGATAGACAAGAGTATATCGACCAAGCACAATCATTGAATTTGTTTTTCAGGCCTGATGTGAACATCATGTATCTACATGCAGTACACTTTCAAGCATGGAAGCAAGGTCTCAAAACATTGTACTACTGCCGTTCAGAAAAGATTGGTAAAGCAGACAAAGTTTCAAAACGTATTGAACGTGAAGTAATTAAAGAACTCGACATGAAAGCACTCATTGATGGTGATGCATGTCTCGCATGTGAAGGATAAAAAAATGAAAGTACTTAGATTTACAGCATCATGGTGTCAGCCATGTAAGATGTTAGCAAAAACATTAGAAGACGTTGAGACTCAAATTCCAATTGAAGTTATTGATATCGATGAGAATCAAGGCCTTGCAATGGACTATGGCATTCGTGGTGTTCCAACTTTAGTAATGTTAGATGGTGACATTGAAGTTAAACGAGTTTCTGGTATGCTGATGAAAAATCAATTAGCTGAATGGTTGGGTGCTTAAATGGAATGGAATTTTGGCGTAATAGAAGTAATTTTTCTTGTCAGTTGTATCATTATCTTCATTCAGAATAGAATGAAAAGATCAGAAACTGAAATTGATAGAATACTGAGAGAAGCTGAACAAGTTAAACACACACATGCTGAAGTTATTTATATAAGAAGTGAGATTCACGATGATGAGATTTTTATTTGGGATGTTGCTGATAATACTTTTCTTTCGCAGGGAAAAACTTTTGAAGATGCGATGACAAAATTTATGAAAAACAATCCTAATAAACAACTAAAAATTAAGGTAGTAGAATGAGTGTAACAAAAATAAAAAGTAATTTGATGGACAGCAGAGATGCATTCAAGCCATTTAATTATCCGTGGGCATATGATGCATGGTTAAAACACGAACAGAGTCATTGGCTACATACAGAAGTGCCAATGGCTGAAGACGTAAAAGATTGGAAGAAAAAGTTAACAACAGAAGAGAAACATTTTCTCACAAACATCTTTCGATTCTTTACTCAAGGTGACATTGACGTTGCTGGTGGTTATGTAAAAAACTATCTACCATACTTCAAACAACCAGAAGTACGTATGATGTTGCTTGGCTTTGCCGCTAGAGAAGCATTACACGTGGCTGCCTATTCACACTTGATTGAAACATTGGGTCTGCCAGACACAACATATAACGAATTCTTAGCATATCAAGAAATGAAAGACAAGCACGATTATGTGCTAGACATTTCAGATAAGAATGGTGACTTGCAATCTACTGCTACACACATTGCAGTATTCTCAGCATTCACAGAAGGTATGCAGTTGTTCTCTTCATTCATTATGCTTTTGAACTTTCCACGCACGGGTAAGATGAAAGGCATGGGACAAATTGTTACTTGGTCTATCGTAGATGAGACACAGCATTGTGAGTCTATGATTAAACTCTTTAGAACATTCATTCAAGAGAATAACGAAATTTGGAATGATGAACTAAAATCTAAGATATATACTATTGCAGAACGAATGGTAGAACTTGAAGATAAGTTTATCGACTTAGCTTTTGGCATTAGCGAAATGGAAGGCCTTACTGCTGAAGAAGTTAAGAAATACATTAGATACATTGCAGACAGACGCTTAATTAGTCTTGGTCTGAAAGGTATCTTTAAAGTTAAACGAAATCCACTACCATGGGTTGAAGAAATGATTAATGCGCCAACGCATACCAATTTCTTTGAGAACCGTGCTACAGATTACGCAAAAGGTGCTACAAAAGGTGATTGGGCTGACGTTTGGGGCAAAGCCGCATGATAAATAGAACATGCAATATCAAAAACCCCTATTAGGAGAAAAAAATGGCAACTGTAACAAAATATCATCTAACGATTACTCAGACAAGACCAGATACCGATACCCTTTGGTATAACAGAGAAAGTAATGATGAATGGAATCGTTCGTGGAAAGCATTTAATTACTATGATGTAGAAACAAGAATAGATCAAGGTTTGCTTGAAGATCAAGAACCATACACAACAATGATTGCACATGCAAAAATTATTGGAGTACAACCTGAAATGATCTCGGATGATATGTTGACAAAAACACGTAAATACACTAATATATCTAAAGATGTGTGCGATGAATTCATTGCTTTGTTGAACGATGATGAATCGGATCTTTCTGGCGAAAGAAGATACAATGAGGGACATGGAATTACATATGAACTTGCTACTGAAGAAGAAGTACAGGAGATTGAAGCAACACCATGAAACGATTAACACATATATTTTTTGCCCTCGCATTGATTATTGCAGGATTTACATTTTCTGCATTGAACGCAAATGCACAAACTGGAAAACAAAAACCAGGAGTTGTCTATGACGCTAATATTACTAGGGTTATTGATGGGGATACTGTTGCGTTTGAAGCGGCTTGGTTACCAGACCCACTCAAAAAAGAACTAAGCATTCGTGTTTTTGGTGTTGACACACCAGAAAAAGGACACAGAGCGCAATGCCCAAGTGAAGCACAGCGTGGTGAAGCGGCTAGTAAATTTACAAAAGATATGATTGCCGCAAGTCAAAAGCGTCAAGTTGTTCTAATGGACTGGGACAAATATGGCGGTCGTGTTCTTGGTGACGTTATTCTAAACGGACAAAGTTTACGTGGTATGTTAATTGCTAAAGGTTACGCTAGAGAGTACTACGGCGAGGCTAAAACATCTTGGTGTAATTGAATGAGTTTTTTAATAGCTAACTTACCTCCTGTTCATTGTTTCGTCAGAAAAGAATTTCTATACGATTTCAAAGAAGGTCACGGTGAATATGTGCCCTGTATTTGGGTCAGCATCAAATCAATTCGTGGTCAAGCATTTCGTATTGAATCATATCTTCCTGAATATGGCGCACTCTACGACAAACTACCACTGAGCGCATACGTAAGTAGGGATCATAATTTAGAACCAGAGAAATTTGTCCCTCTAGATTATCTACAAATTTGGGACTGTCTTGGTTATAACATGGCAGTTGTTCAAAAAGTTTTTCTTAAGAATCTAACAGGAAAATTTTACGCAAAAGATAAAAACTGGTATCAAGGCAATTACATGTTCACAGTTGACCATGCCGCACCAGATCACAACATGATTGACTTAACTTATTCTGAGTGGCCAGAAGACCACAAGTCTTATAATTTTATTGAACTAGATAATGGACAGTATGCGGCACAACCAAACAATCGTTGTTTATTCTTTGATGCCGCAAGCAATCCTAAAGAAATGAAGTTTCCAGATTTTAAAGTTGCAACAAGAAAGTTTGTTGTAGAACACAATCCAAAATGGGCTTTAGGAGATACAGATACAGTAATGTACGAATAAGGAGATAAAATGACAACATATAACGTATTCTGCGATTCATGTGAGGCTGAGTATTCAGTAACTCCATTAGAAGGCGGAGACAATACAATACCATCAAATTGCTCTTATTGTGGTTCAAAAATAACCGAAGAAGCAGTATCAGAAAAAGACGAAGAGTGGACAGATGAAGATTGGGATAATCTAATAGAAGATGATGAATGGTCCTCTAAAGAAGACGATAGATGATTATCGCAGGAGTAGATTATTCTCTAACCTGTCCTGCAATGTGTGTATTTGATGATGAAGATGGTGAGTTTAGTTTTGAAAAATGTCATTTTTATTTTCTGACACAATCTAGAAAATATGACGTTCAATTTAAAAACATAACAGGTAGATTTTTCGATCACGAAGGAATGACTGACGTATTGCGATACGATGGTATATCAAATTTCTTCATTGATAGATTGTTAGAAAGAGATAAAGATTGCCATGTATTCTTAGAAGGATATTCTATGGGATCAAAGGGCAGAGTCTTTAACATTGCAGAGAATGCTGGCATTCTAAAGTATAGATTATGGTTGTTTGCCGTAGAGTGTACAGAAATACCACCAACAGTACTTAAGAAATATGCTACTGGTAAAGGTAATGCAAATAAAGAACGAATGCAAGAGGTCTTTGAAGAATTCAACGACATTCGTTTAAAAGAAGAACTACATATGACTGAGAAGCAATGGAATCCTTCTTCCGACTTGATTGATGCATATTGGCTATGCAAATATGGATTTGACAAGTTGACATCCGAAGCAAAGTAGAGTATACTCTATATTATAATAGAAAGTGATAATTATGGAAGAAGAAAAAATCAGTTCTTTGTTTGGCTTAGATGACGCTAAGAAGCCTAGACAACCAAAGGTACTAGGGCAACTATACACGTTCTATTTGGTTGGAGAAATAACAACTCCAGACGATTACGTTGACTGGTTCGAAATTATTAGAAACGCAACAGAGAATGATATTGTCAAAATTCATATCAATTCTCCAGGCGGTAATCTATTTACTGCTGTTCAGTTCATGCGTGTCATGGGTGAATCTCAAGCTAGAATCATTGCATCAGTAGAAGGCGCATGTATGTCTGCGGCTACGATGGTGTTCTTATCAGCAGATGGATTTGAAATCTCAGAACATTCTATGTTTATGTTCCACAACTATTCGGGTGGTACAATAGGCAAAGGCGGTGAGATGTACGACAACATCATGTATGAACGTAAGTGGTCAGATAAATTCATGCGAAGTATCTACGTAGATTTCTTGACAAGCGAAGAGATTAAATCTATACTAGACAATAAAGACATTTGGATGGAACCAGAAGAAGTCTTTAAGCGTTTGAATAAGAAAGAAGAATTAATGATTGCGGCAGCCGAAAAAGCTACTAGAAAACCTAGAGCGAAAAAAGTTGTTGCTAAACCTGTGAGAAAACCAAATGTCAGAAAACCAAAAGAGTCCTGATGGATTATTTCTAGTATCTTCAGCTATACACACTAATCATGGTGTGTACAGTCCTGAACAACGACTAGAACAAACAATAAACACACTAAAGTCAATTAAAGAACGATGCGATGCAGATATCGTTCTACTTGATGGTGGCTTAAAATCTCCAACTGACGAAGAGCGAAAAGTTCTAGAAGAATATACAAAAAGCATTGTTAGTTTTTCTGACGCACCTTCTATCAAAGATATTCTAGCTATCCCAAGTCAAGACATTGTAAAGAACATGGCAGAGATTGTTATGTTTGGTTCAACGTTTCAAGACATTGGTGTTTCTGGCGACTACAAAAAATACAAACGAATCTTTAAGATGAGTGGAAGATATGTGTTGAATGATAACTTCAATTATCAAACACACATAGATGCAAAAGATAAAATTATCATTCGTGGTCCTTTCACTAGTCAATTCACATCAGCACAAACTGGTGGAGTCATATTTCAATACATGAGTAGACTGTGGAGTTTTGATTCTGAAATGCTTCCTAACATTGCACAAGCATATGGTAGAATGTTTAAAGACATGAATATGGTTCTGACTGGCGGTGGATACATTGACATAGAGCATTTATTGTTTGTGCATTTAGATCCATCAAAAATTCAGAAGATTGCAAAAATTGGAATTGAAGGAAACATTGCTCCTAATGGAAATGGAATTTCAGAATGAAGTATAAAATTTTTCAGATTTGTTTTGAACAAAATCAGATACCACAAGTTGATCCTTTGCTAACACCATTCGACAATACAAAGAATGAACGCCCTGAGTTGAGAGAGTTTCATTCGTTCAATCGTATTATTGATGAAGGCTTTGCAGATGACTTAGATGCATGGGGTGTGTTTGGTCCACGTTGGCAAGACAAGATGCGACATTCATCACAAGTTATTGTTGATGCGATTAAAGACAATCCAGAAGCAGACGTTTGGATTTTTAATCATGCTAGAGTGCAAGATGCATTCATGTATAACGTATGGGAACAAGGTGAATACTTTCACAAAGGAATTCGTAACGTTACTGGAACAGCACTTCACAATGGAGGCTATGATACTACTGCGCTTGAAGTTGTAATGACAGATGCTACATGCTATTGCAGTTACTTTGTCGCAAGAAAAGAATTCTGGTTAGACTATATTGCTTTTGTTAAAGATGTTAAAACACATTTAGAAGCGTTGACTGGACATGAAGCAGAAGTTTATCATGGTAGTGCAAACTATGCTAGAGATCCAAATTTGAATATGTT